CGCAGCGTCGGTGAGGACCTGCTGCTCGGCGGCGAATGTTTCACGTGAAACAGCGAAGCTCTCGGTGCGGATCATGCTGCAGCCTCCATGTCGATGCGGATGGAGAGGTAGCGGTCCATCTCCTCATAGGTGTGCGGACGCTGGTTCTCGATCAGGTCTCCCGTATATGCGGCAAGAGCCAGCTCCAGCTGCTCGGAGGGGATGCCCGCACGCTTGGCGACCAGGGGCACTCCGGACCATGCATCGATGAGTAGCTCCTCCGGATCGGAGTTGGTGGCGAAGGTGTACAGTTCCGCGGCGGAGCAGTTGACCTTCAGCCCGCCCATCTTGTTTTTGAGCCGATTCCCGGCCCGCTCCAGCGCCCGGAACACCAGCTGCTCGGAGGCCGCCAGCAGGGACGCTTTCCGGGCAACGTCGGAGGAGGGCACCCGGCCCTCGGCCCGGGCCTGCCCCCGGGTCTGGGAGACCTGCTCGGAAGGGATGTTGTGGGTGGGCAGGTCCTTCAGGGACGGCGCCGGGGCGCCCGGGGTGCCTGCCGGGGCGAGCGGGTCGTCGTGGATGGTGTCGCGGATGGTCTCCGGTGCCTCGGTGTCGTGGATGACGGTGAGGTTCACGCCGAGTTCGCGCAGCGCCGCCTCGACAATTTCGGGGGTGGTGACGCCGAGCGCAACCTTGCGGGTCAGCCAGGCGGCGAGTCCCTCGGTGGTGGGCAGGTCATCGGGGTCGAACCCGCACTCGCGCAGCAGCGCCTCATCCGAGAGGACCCCGAGCGCGTGCAGCTCGATGGCCTCCTTGGACCGGTTCGGGCGCAGCCGCATCTCGGAGGTGTCCGCCGCGATGGAGTACGCGGAGAGCCGCTCGCCCTCATAGTCGGCGTCCACGGAGAGCAGCGGGCGCAGGTAGCCGGACCCCAGGGCGGTGGTGATGATCTTCAGCAGCGGCTCGGCGTGGGCCTTGATCGCGGATTCGTCCGCCTGCCATGCGGACCAGTGGTTGGAGTCCGACGCGCCCTGGAGCACCTCGGGCGGGACGTCCATGCCCAGGGCCAGCCGGCCGATCGCTTCCTTGCGCAGTTCGGCGGCGTGCTGGTCCAGTTCGGACCAGAAGGTTAGGTGCTTGACGGCGGCGATGGATTCGGCGGAGGCCGTGACGACGATGGGGACCTTTGCGGCGGCGGAGTCCTGGTCGATCAGGGAGGACGTCATGGCCTCCATCAGGATCGACATCAGCTCGTCGGCGTTGTTCGCGCTCTTCACCAGCGGGGACTGGCCCTCGGCGACGGGGGCCGGGGGCAGCGTCATGGTGTCCGGCATCAGCAGAATGCCGGCGCCGGCGAGCCGGGAGTCCAGCTGCGCGGAAATATACTGGCCCAGCTTGTGCAGCTGGCGCAGGGTGGACAGGACCGAGCGGGTGGGGGAAATGGAGTACCGGGGCTGGAGCGGGTCCGGGCGCCAGATCCGGATGGCGGTGACGTCGTCGGGGTTCACGTCGGTCAGGACGACGTCATTGACCGACCAGGGCTCGTGGTCCACGGAGGGGCGCAGGCACTTGGTGGAGGCGGTAACCTCCCACTTGTCCTCGCCGTCCCCGAACGGGTCCGGGTCGGGGTAGCCCACGATGTAGCATTCCCCGGTCACGGACATGTGGATCCCGACCATGCGGAACATCTCGGCCCGGCCGTCGGCATTGCCGAAGAGGGCGGAGAGGTAGTCCAGGGCGGAGCCGTCGGTGACCTTCTCGATCCCGTCAACAGTTTCGACGGTGACGTGGATGAGCGCCTTGGAGAGCATGGAGCCGATCCAGTCACAGGAGTAGCGGAACTCCCCGATGTTCCGGTAATGCTCCCACGCCTCCAGGTGCCAGGCGGAGGACTGGCCCCGCATCATCACTCCCTGCCCGGACCCGGCCCGCACGCGCGCGGCACTGGCCACCAGCGAGTTGGGCTTCGGGGCGATTTCCTTCGGCTTCATGCGTCCCATGGGCTATTCCTTTTCGTCGCGCTCGACAATGAGAGCTGCAACGTAGGTTGCGGCCATGATGCCGTTGAATACCCACCACGAAGTGTGCAGGTTGGACAGCCACGCCCAGAGGGCAATGGGGGCTGTGACCCAGAATGAGAGGCACCAGTGGCAGTGCATGAGGATGTTCCATGGATTGCCATCGGTTTTGTCGTCCCATTTCACGCGCAGCCACACGGCTGGCGGGAAACTGTCCTGCGTCAGGAGGCGGGTGATACGCCCTGCGGAGAGGGTGCCGACGACAAATGCGATGATCCACAGAGTAATTTCCACCATGGATATGAGAGTACCGTGCGAAGCATACGCTAACCGCTCATTGAGAGGTGCGACGCTCCGTGTTTGCGGACGAGTACACCCTCCTCGTGCTCCACTTCATGCAGACACCGGGAGCAGATGATCTTCCCCTGTGTCGCTTCGGACTCGAAGGAGCCCGGATGCTCCCCTTCCGGGCAGGGCATCCGCCGCGGCAGGAACAGTTCCGGGGACATTGAGGGGTCCTTGAGGATCTGTTCGAGCCGGGCCAGGGTGTCCCGTGCGGTCTCGACGATCTCCTCTTCCCGCGGGGTGTAGCCGAACATCGATGGGGCGCCGCCGTAGAGGCCGCCCATCAGCGCCTGGCCCGGGGACTTGCCGGTCATGGAGCCGGTCGGGACGGCGATGGAGGCCGGGGCCTCGATGCCGGCGAGGGCGGTGATGCCGTGGACCAGCGCGTCCACCCGGTCCGGGGAGTCACTCTTGGCCGGGACCCACTCGCACATCTGGGTTTCGAGTTCCTCGAACTGGGTGAAGTGGTGGACCCGCTCCTGCTCGTACAGGCCGACGACGGGTTCGGCGCGCAGGACCTTCCCGCGCCGGGAGGTGACCAGGTCCACCTTCCCGTCGGTGCGCACGTTGCGCAGGGTGGAGAGCACCATCTCCCCGCCGTAGTTCTTCTCCGCCACGATCAGGTCCGCCTCGTACTTGTCGTACGCTGCCCACGCGGCCTGGGCCCACCCGTCGGGGGTGTAGTGCCCGGAGAGGTCATCCAGGACGTAGAAGTGGTCCCCGCGCTTGCCGACCACGACGATGCCGGTCTCATCCCGCTTCCGGTCAGATGAGCCTGCCGGGTCGATGGCGACGATGATCCGGTCCATGTCCAGGTGGGTCAGCGCCGGCCGGCCAAAGGCTGTCTCGCCTTCGCCTTCGGTGATCCGCTCCACCCGGAAGGGCTCGATCATGGAGTAGCTCCACAGCGCCCCGACGATGTCCTCCAGGACCTCCCCGTGCAGCTCCTGCCGGCCCAGCCGGGTGCCCTCGTACTTGGCGAGCATGACCTTCCTGAAGGACGGGGCGAGGTTGTCCATGTTCTTGTAGGTGGAGACCGTGACGGAGACGGTGTCCGGCTCGGCGATCAGGGTCTTCATCCACTTGGTCGGCAGCGGGGTCGTGGAGCACAGGACCACCGGGCGCTGGCCCAGGCGCAGGCCGAACATCATGTTGTCCCAGGTCGCCTCGATCAGGGCGAAGTGGGCTGGCTCGTCCAGCCAGACGGCGGCGTGCTGCGGGCCGCGCAGGCGTTCGGGCTCCTCCCCGGTGAAGGCCTGGATGAAGTGGCCCTTGCGGTGCGGGGCCTTGCCGTACTTGGTCTTGGGGCAGCCGCACGGGACGGTGAGTTTGCGCTTGGAGGGCTCCCAGGTGACGGCGGACTTGGCCAGGTCAAAGACCACCAGCAGCCCGGAGTCCCCCTCGATCATGGTGTCCCGGACGTGGGACCAGGAGGGCCCGATGATACTGGTGCGCTCGAGGGTCTTGGACATGTTCCGGATCCACTCGGCCCCGGAGCGGGTTTTCCCGGACCCGCGCCCGCCCTTGAGCAGCCAGACCAGCCAGCCCTTCCCGGGGGGCGGCCACTGGTCCCCCCGGGCGTGCGGATAGTCGTACTGGTCGTGCGCCTTCCCGTCGCATTTCCGGCCCCGGGTGCAGTACCAGACCTTCTTGGTCCGCTCGGAGGCTTCAAGGGCGGCCAGGAACCGCTCCCGGGACTTTGCATCCCACTGGCGCCATTCATTCGGGTCGACCCCGGCGGGTGCTGTGCTCATAAGGGACAGTATCTCAGGGGTTATCCCCGATACTCAGACCGACCAGTCTGCACTCCGGTCCCGTGTCGGGCCTGCGCGGTGCTCTTTCCGCCACTTCCACCAGTTCTTCCCGTACATCCACCCGTAAATCGTTCATAGCGTCTATTTGTCTCGACTTACTTGGCGCCGCGCTATACAGTACGGATATGAGCGAAACGGAGAAAGCATGGGCGGCCGGATTTTTCGACGGCGAGGGCTGCGTACCATTCACCAACCACTCCCAGACCGGACGACCAGCATCACCAACGATTACCATCACCCAAGCCAGTGACGATGACGGCATCCCCGACACTCTTCTACGGTTCGCCGCGGCGGTTGGGGTGAAATGCAATATCTATGGCCCTGTCCATCAGGTCGACCGCAAGCCTCGATATAACATCGGAGTGACTCGATACCTTGATGTAGCCGCCATCCGCGACGTGCTCTGGCCTTACCTGTCTCCGATCAAGCGGACAGCATTCGAGCGCGCGTTTGAGGCACACCGTGAGGTGATGGAGAACCCCCGACCTAAGAGCGTGCCCCGAACGCATTGCCTAAAAGGTCACCTATTCACTCCGGAGAATGAGTACTATAACGCAAGTGGCAAGAGGACATGCAAGACCTGCGCTAAGAATCGAGCGCTGGCTCAGCGCGCAGCACAGCGCCTTGCGCGTTCCGCCACCTAAGCCAATTGCGTCCATAAACGAAGGAGTATCCGGCGGCTGAGAGGTAGAAGCCGTACTGCATGGTGACGGTGGCGAAGATGACCCACAGCACCTGGGCGCAGAGGCCGATGAACCAGCCCCAGTGCGACTTCCGGCCCGCGATCTCCATCCCGATCAGGCCGATGACAGCCAGCCCGGTGGACCAGATGAACCCCGGCGCCGTAACGATGGCCAGGAACTGCTGCCCCGGGCTCATGCGGCCAGCCCCAGGATGCGCCACAGGCCCTTGCCCAGGCCGTTGTCCCTGGTGCGGACCTGCCGGCCGGCCCCGGAGGCGCCGTACGCTGCCGGGACCGCCGCGTGCTGGGCGACTTCCGCCAGCTCCAGCCCCAGGTCGTGGGCGATGAAGGCGATCATGGCCCGGCGGCCGTACCCGGCCAGGGAAATGCCCCGGCGCGCACACGCCTCATCCAGCAGCACCCGCAGCTGGTCATCGAAGTACAGGTACATCCCGTTGGTGCGCTCCAGGTTCCGCTTGGATTTGCGCTGCCGCGCCGTCACCCGGGCGATCGCGCGCTCCTGCCAGCCGGGGACCGAGGGGTCCGCGAAGCCCTGCAGGTCAGGTCTGGGGTTCGCCATCGTCTTCTTCCTCCACTATGTTGATATGTGGGCAGGTGCCGCCGTTGCGCCAGCTCCCCAGGTTGCAGTTGAAGCATAGGCAAGTGCAGTCGTCCGGCCAGCCCTCAGCCTTCAGTCGGCGCAGCTCGGTGTGCGTTTGGACCCGAGGCTTGCCCTGCATTCCGCCAATATGTTCCAACGAGAGAAAAGCCGGGCTAGCCTCTCCGCAGCAAGAGCACTTCCCTCCGTAAGCCTTGATCATTTCGAGATGGACACGCTTGCGGCGCCTCACTGCCGACTCGCGCATAATCTGCTTATGCCGCTCCGGATTCGCTGCGATCCATTTAAGCCGTGACTCACGCACCTTCTCCTGATTATTCTCGGCATACCTCCGCTGCTTTGCAGCGTTCCTCTCGGGGTACCTAGATGCCCACTCTTTATCAGCCATGGAGGACATCGTCTCCTTCTTCAAGCACATCCGCGTCCATGATGTCCGCCTCGATCTGTTCCTGGTCCGCACGGGCGTGCGGCAGGATCGCGTTGATGTATTCCTCGATGTACTGGTCGTTGGCGGTGACCATGATCTGGGTGGGGGCGTCCACGCCGTGCAGCCGCGCCTGCCGGTCGATGATGGCCAGCGCGCGGGCGTTGTAGGCCAGGTGCTGCGGGTCGTTCGGGTTCACGGCCTTACTCATCACGGAGGCCTGGAGCCGGTCCAGCCGCCGGGAGATCAGCACCCGCATCTTGTCCCGGTCCTCGATGGAGTCCGAGGCGGTGGCCAGGACGCGCTCGACTGCCATCCGCGCCCGGTAGGCGGAGGAGTAGTGCAGGGTGTTTTTGATCTCGGTGTAGGAGGCGCCGTAGAGCTTGAGGGTCAGCGCCGCCTGGGCCTTGGTCTCGGACTTGTCCACGTCGTTGGTCGCCACGTGGGCGTCCGGGTCCGCCAGGGCGATGGCCTTGTTGATGTCCTCCTCCATGGGCCCGGTCACAGGTTCGCCGTCCTGATGTTGTCGTAGTCCTCGGAGAGCTGGGCGAAGCACTGGTCCCGCGCATCCTCATCGTCCTTGAACTCGATCACGACCTGGAACAGGCCCAGGGCCCCGGCATCCCCGTGCCCGAACCCGGCCATGTCGGGATCCTCGTGGGCGGTGGCGATCTCGGCGAGCAGCCGCTCGTACCCGGACTGGTCAAAGCCGGTGCCGGCCAGGGCGGTCTCGGTCTCGGCGAGGGTGCCGAGCAGTTCGGCCAGCGCCGCGTTGTCCATCACCGCCAGCCGGGAGGTCTGATTGTCCGCGACCATGTAGCGGATGGCGCCGGCCTCGTCCCAGTGGTCCACCCACAGCACCGGGATCTCGGTGGCGCCCAGGGCGTGCAGGGCCTGGTAGCGGTGGTTGCCGGCGATGATGTTCCCGGTCTTCGCGTCCGCCGTGATGGCGGTGACGAACCCGTTGATCTGGATGGACTCGACCAGCGCGTCCAGGTCCGCATTATTGGCATTTTGCAAATGTTGATGCACTTGGTCCATAGGGACGAGTAGTTGCTTGACGCCTTCAGCGAATCTGACAGCCCTCATGATGCAAGCCTTTCTTTTTGGCGCTTGCGGTAGTCCCGCGTCCGCTGGTTCACGCAGGTTAGGCAGCGGACGCGGCCTGACCTCTTATCTGGTCGCGTCTGATTATCGGGATCCCTCACATCATGCCCCTTGATGCAGTGTGTAATAGGGTCATAACCCCGGCCGTCACGCAGGTTGTCCCCGCGGGTCGCAGCGCGCAAATGTTCTGGGTTGCAGCAAGCCCGATGTACGCAGTCCTCCCCGCCCGGACAGGACTTGTCCTCGTTATGGCAGGCATGGTCGACGTCGTATCCAGCTGGGATCTCACCCACACATTCCCGATAGGTATAGCGGTGGACGCCCTCGTTTCGGCGGCCCTTGCCGCTACCAGTTCCGAGCTTGTAGATGACGCCATATCCAGCCTTGTCGATGGCGCCGGTGAAAATCCAGCAACCATTTCTATTGATGGTGACGCGGTGTGCGATTCGCTTCGGAATGTCCATGACCTGAGCGTAGCATCCATTAGATGCCTAACAACGCTCACGGCCCTCACGCGGCCAGCCCCTTGGCCAGTTCCCGGTCCACCATGATCCGCAGGAAGCGGGTGACCGAGCCGTACTTGGCGATGATGGCGGCCTCCTCGGTGGGGGTGAGCCGGACGGAGCCGATCTTGGACTTGGCGCTGGCCCCCAGTGCGGCCCTACCCATTGCGCATCGCGTCCTTCAGCGCAGCCAGCTCATCCTCGATGGGGGCACGGCGGTACTTGGTGATGAAGACGGAGTCCTTGCAGGGGTAGAACTCCCCTTCGGTGCCGCGGATGATCCATGCGCCGGGCTCGGCGACCATTTCCCCCTCCAGCGTGAGGATGATCAGGCAGCGCTCGCGGTAGGGGGCGAAGATGACTTTGCCGGCGGGCATCTTGTACGCACCGAGGTCGTAGTCCCATAGGTGCTGGATGTGGTCGGTGTCCACCACGGCTCCGGCATCCTTGGTCCACGCGGCAACAGCCTTGGCTGTTTCGTCGGATCCGTCCCACCGGATGGCGCTGATGCGGGTGGGAATGGAGATGTAGGTAGTGGGGCAAGTGGCCGGTGTTGTCAAATCAGGTACAGTTTCAGGCATTTTAGGTAGTCCTCTGGCTGGTTTTTCTGTAAACAGTCTGTCAGGCTGGTGATGGAAGTTACGCGGGATGCGCTGTTCAACCCCCTCGGGGGATCAGAGATCCGGTGGCGTCCAGGTGGTAGCCGCCCTCCGGGTCACCCCGGGGACAACGTGCGTCGATGGGTGTGGTGGAAGCTTTCCTCGGACAGAGGGTAGAAGCCGGACCGTCCCTTGACGATATAGTCCCCGGGGAACACCAGGGCGAAGGTGTTCATCCCCGTCTTGACCACCAGCTCCCTGGGTCCGGGACCGCCGACATGGCCGTTCGGGTTCCGGGTGGCGCCGGGCAGGTAGATATGCCCGTGCGCCGGGTGCCAGTAGGTCCCGTAGTCGTGGCGCCAGAGCAGGTCCTCGGCGGCGAAGATGATACCCCCGTTATCCCGGAGATAGAGCGCGCAGTCGACCGCAGAGAGCCCGGTCCCCAGATACTGGATGGCTTCAACCTTGACCATGCGCTTGCGGTAGACCTTTGGCACGCTGAGACCGACGCTCATGCCCCCAACTTTCTCTCATGGATGGCCCGCACCAGCGCGGGTCCCTGCTCATTCTCCGGCAGCGCCGCAATATGGGCGGGTATTTCGAGAATCGGGTCGAGGTATTGCCGGTAGGAGGTGCCCGGCATGGAGGGATGCGTGTACGGGGACAGCGCATGGCTCCCCTC